TCTGGCCGGATCTATGAAGTACAGTATCGAAGATACAGCTACAGCCGTTGGATTGATGGCAAATGCCGGAATCAAGGGATCACAGGCAGGTACAGAGTTAAGATCTATCCTGACACGACTTGTAAAACCGCCAAAAGATGCAGCGGCAGCATTGAGTGCTTTGGGTATCAGCACAACAAAAGCTGATGGATCCATGAAGCCAATGAGACAGACGATGGCGGAATTGAGAGAAAAGTTCTCTAGATTAACAGACAGCCAGAAATCCCAGTATGCTGCAGCTATTGCAGGACAGGAAGCAATGTCTGGTCTGTTAGCAATCGTAAATGCATCTGATTCCGATTTCAATAAACTGCAAAAGGCAATTGATAATTCTTCCGGTGCAGCCAAGAAACAGGCAGATGTCATGAACAATAATCTGCAGGGAGCATTGTATGATCTTGGATCGGCAGCAGAAGCGGTGGGGATTGGTATCTATGAAGATATTAAGACACCTTTAACAAAAGCCGTTGGTGTTGGGACAAAACAGTTAAGGATTTTATCTAACAAATTGAAAAAAGGTGGAATAAAAGAGATTGTTCCGAAGGAAGCTATAAATACGGTTGAAAATCTTGGAAAAGTGGCTATGGTAGCTGGCAAAGGTGGAGTAAAAGTATTGGCCACTTCTACAAAACTGCTTGGGGACAACATGGGTGTAGTTATTCCACTTGCAACATCATTCATGGGTGCCTGGGCCGGAGTTAAGGTTTTCAACACTGCATCTAAAGGAGTTACAGCATTAACTACAGCTTTTAGTGCCTTAAAAACAATGGAGCAGGCAAATGCAATCACCTTAGTGGCACAACAGGGTGGTTTGACCGCATTGCAGACAGTTGTTGGAATCTTTACAGGTAAGATTTCTCTTGCGACAGTAGCAACAGGAGCTTTTAATGCAGCATGTACAGCACTTGGCGGTCCAGTAGGTTTAGGAGTTGTTGCAGTAGGTGCTTTAGTAGCAGGAGTCGCAGCATACACACTGACACAGAAAAAAGCAGTTACAGAAGCAGATCGATACTATTCTTCGTGCACAAAACTCAAAAAGAAACAAGAAGAGATGGCAGCATCGATCAAGAGCTTACATAAAGAAAATCAGAAAAATGTAGATTCTGCACGTGCAAATGGTGTTCAGGCAGATCAGTTGTATCAAAAATTGACAAAACTGATGAATGTTGAGCATAAGAGCGCTGGGACAAAAGCACAGATTGTAAGTGTAGTTAAACAATTAAATGAATTATTACCAGGGCTGAATCTTGAGTATGACAAAGAAGCAGATAAGCTAAATAAGTCTACTTCTACGATCAAGAAAAACATCGCAGCATTGAAAGAACAGGCAATGGCCAAGGCTTATCAAAAAGGCATGGAAAGTGCAGCATCTAAAGTAGCCAAAGCCGATATTGAGAATGAAAAAGCTATCAAGAAAAAGACGGAAGCAACAAACAAATATAATGCCGCTGTTGAAAAAATGAATCAGGTTACCGCAAAGGTAAATCAGGGAAAGATAACAACAAGCAGTGATGAATATAAGAAAGCTTCTAATGATCTGACAAAATACTATGATGCAATGATGACAGCCAATAAGGCGGTTGAGCAAAGTGGTAAAAACTTAAATGCAGCACAAAAAGAACTGACTGCATACACAGACAAATATACAGCACAGGCAAATTATACAGAGTATCTGAAATCTTTAGATGATCTGGCCAAACAGGCAAAGATTAAAGCGAGTGTTATTCCAAAATCTGTTGGAGAGGGAATCAAACAGGGTGTTTATGCAAATCCAACATCTGGAAAAGAATTAAAGAGCTTGATCAAATTAGATGATCTAGTTAATTCCGATCAGTTGGCCAAGATGCAAGAACAAGGTATGAAGATACCACAGTATCTGTCAAAAGGGATTTCTGATGGATCTATATCATTTAAGAGTGCTGCAAAACAGATGCAGAATGCGATCAATTGGACCGATCTGATCCAAAAGGCAAAGGATGCAGGTGTTAAAGTTCCTGATAGCGTAGCGCAAGGAATTAGTTCCGGACAATATGCGGTCCCTACGTCTGTGCAGGCAGTAAAAAATCTTGTCACGTTCGAAGATCTGAAAGCTAAGGCACAGCAAGGTGGTATACAGGTACCGGACTATTTAGCAAATGCGATCACATCTGGTAGTGGAAAACCGAAAGAAGCAGCGGCCGCATTAAGTCGTATGATTTCTTTCCAGGAAGCAATAACAAAAGCAGGAATTGATGGATCTAAGATTCCAACAGAACTTGCAACGAAAGTTGCACAAGGAAAGACGCCGGTTCAAGATGCAATCAAAGAACTAACAAAGATAGACTTATCCGGAGATCAGAATGCATTTGGTCTTACAAAAGCTATTGATAGTACGGCACAAAAGACAAAAAGCCAGGCAACAAAGATAAAAAACAGTTTAAAAATCGGCAAGGTAGATAATTCAGCTGCAGCAAGCTCATTTGATGCTATTGCAACCAAAACAGGAAAAGCGGCTACTACAGTTAAGAAAAATAGTACAGCAATCAAAAAAGCAAGTAAGATTACTGCTACGAATAATTCAAGTGCCGGAGTTCAATCGTTTAATAGTTATTTATCTTCTTTTTCAAAGGGATCTGGTAAAGCAAAATCAGCCGCAGATAAAATCAGCAAAACAACCGCAACAGGGCTTGCTTCTGGTTCAGGAAAAGCAAAAACAGCCGGCGGAAAGATGACATCGGAATTTTCTAAAGGAATTGCATCGAAGTCTGGAACAGCAAAATCTGCCGGTTCAAAAGTATCTAAAGCAGGTTCTTCCGGAGCAAGTGCGCAGAAATCTTCTTTTGTATCCGTTGGTGGTAATTTATCTCTTGGATTAGCATCTGGCATCAGATCAAACTCTGATGCTGTATCAGCAGCCGCAAGAGAAGCAGTAAGAGCTGCAGTTGCAGCCGCAAAAGCAGAAGGTAAGATCCATTCCCCATCCCGCGTCATGGAGTCTGACGTAGGAAAATGGATGCCGTTAGGAATGGCAGCAGGTATCAGAAAGCATATAAAAGATGTGGAAGATGCTTCTGGAGAGATGGCTAACGCATCGGTAGAAGCTACAGCAACAGCTTTAGGAATCCATTCTCCATCTCGTGTATATAAAGATGCGATTGGCAAGAATATTCCAAAAGGTGTGGCAAAGGGTGTTAGAGAAGGGCAGACAGAACTCAATGCAGAAATGAAGTTATCTGTAAATGAAGCATTATCTGCAGCTAAGAGTGCGTCGAAAAAAGGAAATTATTCCGATATTGGGAACAACTTAGTATCTGGTATATCCGAAGCACTCAACACAGCCAAGTCAAGATCATCAGAAACTGTACAAGAGATTATTGATCAGCAAACAAGTAAAGTTTCTTCGAAGCACGATACAACAGAGAAAAATCTTCAAGATAAGATCAGTAAGACAAAAAATAAAAAGAAAAAAGCAAAACTAAAAAAACAGCTGAAAAAGTTAAAGAAGCAGAATGCTGCAGAAGAAAAGCAATTAAAAATTGCAGGAGAAAAAACGGCAGCAGCATACAATGAAGCATTTGAGAAAGAAGCTGATCGATTAAATAAGATTGCCCAGGAAAAGTTACAGGACCTGTCAGATGAATACCAGGAAGCGTATAACAACATCAAGAGCAAGATGGATAGTTTAACTGATAAGCAGCAGGCTTGGGGAAATATCTATAACCTTGATCAGAATATCATGGATATTGAAAAGTATCAGAAGAACTTGAAGTTACTAGAAAACAAGATTCCTGAATCTATGATGGAAAAGATTCTTGGAATGGATATTGATGCAGGAAACGCTTATATGGCATGGTTTCAGCATATGTCAGAAGCTGAACAGCAGGCTTACATTAATAAGTGGAATCAGCAACAGAGCATGTCCAAAACATTTTCTGAAAATTTCTTTGGAGATGATCTCGCAAAACTTCAAGCGAATTATGAATCTGAAATGAAAACAGTCACAGATGATCTGCAGAAAGAGATGAAACAGGCAGGAGTTAATATTGCTAAAGGGTTAACTGCAGGTATGGAAAGCGAAACCAGAAACCTCAGCAAATCCACGAAGAAAATCTGCCAGAATATTATTAAGACAGCCAAAAAGACACTTAAGATTCATTCCCCATCTCGAGAATTTGCAAAGATTGGTTCTTATGATATTCAGGGAGCAATCAAAGGACATGAAAAAGAAGCGCCAAATCTGTATAAACAAATGGGAACGATTTCTCAGAACATGGCGCAGAAATTTGCGAAAGCGAAGTTGAACGTTCAAGATATTCAGTCAAGGATGCAGGATGCGATTAACCTGCAGATGCAGACGATCACAACAAGGATGCAGCCGGTTGTGCAAACAGAATCATCTGATGGAGCGCCATCAGTAGTTTATACTGGGCCAGAACGAATTGAAGTTCCAGTGATCGTAGATGGACGAGAAATTACAAGAATGATTGCTCCGTATATGGATACAGAGCTGAATACGATTGCAACCAGAAAATCAAGAGGAGGTGTGTAAAATGGCAGGCGGAGCATTAGGAGTAATGATTGGAGAAAAACATACATTGAGAGATTGGGATCTTGGATGGACTGCGATTACTCTTGGTTTTCCGGAACCAAAAACTTATGAACAGGATATTCCAGGGGCAGACGGAACACTGGATATCACAGAAGCGATTACTGGCGGAGATGTGAAGTATAAAAACCGAAACATCTCCTTAGAGTTTGAAACTCCGGACGAAAATTTCTTTCAATGGGGAATGTGCATTTCTGAAATTGCAAATAATCTTGTGGGTAAGAGAGTGAAGATCATACTCGATACAGATCCTAGTTTTTATTATATTGGAAGATTCACAATTGACGTTGAAAAAACTGACAGAGTAAATGGAAAGCTTGTGATTTCAGGAGATGTTGATCCGTATAAGCATGAAAGATATTCATCCCTTGAAGACTGGGAATGGGATACCTTCAATTTTGAAACAGACATTATAAGAGAATATAAGAGTATTAAAGTCAATGGAGAGTATCAGTTATGCATTCCAGGAAGAAGAAAACGGATCATTCCAGTCATTGAATGTAGTACAGCAATGAAAGTTAGTTACAATGGCACAGAATATTCACTTCTCGCAGGCAGAAATAAAGTGTTTAACATCTGGTTGACAGAAGGAGATAATATTTTAACGTTCAAAGGAACTGGCGTTATTTCAATTGATTATCGAGGAGGTAGTTTGTAAATGTATAGAGTATTGTGTGATGGAAAAGTGCTGCATGATATTCGTGATCCAGGTTATCAAGTACTTTCACCGAAAATTTCAGTGGAACTGAATAAAACAGGAAATCTTGATTTTGGAATGCTTTCAACACATCCTCATGTAAATGACATAAATAAACTAAAATCTAAGATTGAAGTGTATGAGGATGATGAATTATTGTTTTCTGGGCGAAGCCTGACAAATGAACAGGATTTTCAAAATACGGGGCAGATTTCTTGTGAAGGAGAACTTGCTTTTTTGTTAGACTCAGTACAACGTGCACATGATTATGGAACTGAAACAACAGAAATAGGCAAAGCAGATACAAATATTTCAATATTCAAAAGATTAATTGAAGAACATAATGCACAAGTAGAAGAATCAAAACGTTTCACAATTGGTGTGATCGATATAGATAGTGTGACTATTACAAAATTATCAACGAACTATGAAAAGACATGGGATTTTCTTAGTTCTAATTTTTTAGGTAAATATGACGGTTATCTTCGCGTGAGGCATGAAAATGGAATCCGCTATCTTGATTATGTGAAGCAATACGGAAAAGTGAGTAATCAGGTGATTCGATTTGGAGAGAATCTTCTTGATCTGAAGAAATATTCAAAGGCAGAAGATATTAAAACGGCGATTATTCCACTGGGAGCAGTTGTTGATAATAAAAATGTCGATATTAAAGCGGCAAATGGCCATGATGGGACAGATTATGTATATAACCAAGAAGCGGTAAATTTATATGGATGGATTTATGATAAGGTTGATTTTTCGGATATTTATGATCCAGACACATTATTAGAAGAAGCCAAGAAATATCTGCAAACGTGTATCAATCTGGCAATTACAATTGAACTTACTGCAGTGGATCTTCATATGATTGATGTAGATATAAATTCTATCAGGTTGGGAGATCTTGTTCCTTGTATTTCGACACAACACGGAATCATGAGTACGTTTGGAGATGTGAGTACGTATTATCTTGTAAGTAAATATGAACTAGATCTCGAGAATCCAACAAATAATAAAATAACTCTTGGAAGAACAATCAGTACATTGACAGACAAACAGGTAAACGATTCTGTAAATTTAAAGGCTCAGATAAGTGAAGTTAGAACAGAAATGTATAATCTTCCAGGATTAAGCCTGGAGCCAATCACAAATGAAGTTTTAGAGGGAATCTTAAATTAAAGGAGAAAGCAATGGCAGATAATAATTATCTTGATCAAAACGGAGTCTTATATCTCTGGCAGAAGATAGTAGCAAAGATAACGAATATGATCGCAAATAAAGTAGACAAAGTAGATGGCAAAGGATTATCTACAAATGATTATACAACAGCAGAAAAAACAAAGCTCGCAGGAATTGCAGAAGGAGCGAATAAATATACGCACCCTACGACAAGCGGAAACAAACATATTCCATCTGGTGGTAGTGCTGGACAGATCTTAAGATGGGATTCGGATGGTACTGCAGTATGGGGTGCAGATAATAATAATACCACGTATAGCGATATGAAAGGAGCAACCACATCCGCAGCAGGTACACACGGATTGGCACCAGCACCTGCAGCAGGTGCAGCTAATAGGTATTTAAGATCAGACGGAACATGGAGTGTTCCGCCTGATAACAATACGACATACAATGATGCGACGCAATCTTCACATGGGCTTATGACTGCGGCAGATAAAAAGAAGATCGATGAGTTACCAACAAATGCAACGCTATCAAGTACATATGCAAAGAAATCTGAAATCACAGGTGTTTATAAATACAAAGGATCCGTGGCAACAGAAGATAAATTACCAACATCTGGACAAACAACAGGAGATGTTTACGATATTGCAGCAGCATCATCTTATGGAGCTGCAGGGATGAATGTTGCATGGAATGGAAAAGCGTGGGATGCTCTAGGGGAAAAATTTCAGATTGCTGCAATTACAAATACATGGATGGACGCAAATCTTACATAAAGGACGGTGTTTAATGTGGCAAGTTATTTAGATGAAACAGGGCTTTTAAAGCTGTGGAATAAAATAAAAAACTATGTGAGTAATCACACAGGAAACAAAAACAATCCTCACGGAGTCACAAAGTCTCAAGTAGGATTAGGAAGTGTTGAAAATAAATCCAGTGCAACAATCAGAGGAGAAATAACGGCATCAAACGTAAACACAGCGTTAGGTTATACGGCTGCAAAACAGACAGACGCAAATAAGGCGATTACAGGAATTTCTGCGAGCGGAACAACTCTTGTATTGACACAATTAGATGGAACAACAAAATACGTAACGGCAGAGCTTGTAAAGGGACAGATGATCTATTGCTGCAGTAACAGTGAGGATCAGATTTATTGCTGTTAAATGAAAGGAGAAATAATAATGGCATACACAAAAAAAACATGGGTAAAAGGAAATACGCCTTTATCCGCAGAAAATTTTAATCATATGGAGCAGGAATTGCAGATGCACACACAGATATTGCGCAGCTAAATTCTGAAAGAGCATTTTTATCAAAAGTATTTTCTGGAACAAGCAACAAAATGATTTACTGGCAAAGATGTCAGTCTGAAATTGCAAAAGCATTAGGCATGCAAATATCAGACATAAATAACGAAAAGTTATATATAGCAGCTTGCAACGGTGATTGGAATGCGTATCAAGGTCTGGTAACAGGTGCTGCTTTACAATGGGATAATACAAATTTAAATATAAACATAGGATTATCCAGTGATACAAACGGTGTTGTTAGGATTAATTTTATGATTTATCGTAAATTAAATTAATCTATATCATATACTATGGAGGTATATACACATGTTGAGTACACTGTAGGAAAATATATTGTTATATCACCATTTGTGTCAATTTTAACAGCACCAATATTATTAAAATTAACATCATCATCGGTATAGCAAGCCGATCCGCATTTTATTTTAGGTCTAAAACCTTCTGGAACAAAAAAACAAGTTGTAATCCCAACACTAGGAGAATTGCAATGGAAATATCCATTTATATATACTTTTCCATTATGTTTATAACTGTTTCCGGTGAATGCATATTTTGAATCTATGCTAGTAATTGTAAATTCTATTCTGTTATTTAAGTCAGAATTTAGCTGCGTAATAGCATCCTGTGCATTCGTCATGTCAGTCTGATTTGCTGGCGTAAATCCAAGGGCTGTCGTTACATTACCTTTGGTTAATTCTCCACGGATTGTAGCACTGCTTTTATTCTCCACATTGCCTAATCCAACTTGGCTTTTGGTAACTCCGTGAGGATTACTTTTATTCGCAAGATGATTAATCAGAGTTGTAATTGCAAGTTTAATCTTTGCAAATGCAATAGATATTTTCTCGCCACTTGATAAAGTCACAAGAGTTGTTGTATCTGAATATGTCGGTGTCTGATCATTTGTCACTACGTTCGGAACGTTCCCTAAGCCTACTTGCGACTTAGTAACACTATGAGGGTTGCTCTTGTTTCCTGTATGCGTATTTAACGCTGTCTGCATAGTTTCAAATGTAACGTACCCTTCTGGATCAACCGTTGCTGTCATTTTTACATCATTATTAAGCTTGATGTAAAAATTATGTACTAACGACCATGACGGCATAGCCGATTCTGCCGGAACTTCTTTCCCTGTTGTACTTTGAGAAATCGCAAACAACACTTCACTTCCGGTTGATCCTTTTGCATAAATTCCAAGCTGTGTCATGCTGTATCCGGCAGATAAACCAGCGTTTGAAAACAATACTCCTATCTTGATTGTTTCGTTTGTTTTTGTCACGCCCTGTACTGTTCCAGACTGCTTAATTGATGATACCGCCGTCTGACTTTTCAAAGCACTAACGTCAACTTTACCAGCACCAGACTTGATCGCTGTTACTGTTATTGTTCCTCCGCTTAAGGCATTCTTTAATAATTCAATACCTGCATTTGTAATTACTGTATTTTCCCACATGATTTTATACCTCACTAACGATCGAAGAAGAATATTCACAAGATCCTGAAACAATCGCATAATTCAATGCCGTTTCTGATTCCATAACATCTGAGATACGGATATCACACAATAAATGTGCTGGCTTCAATTTATCAATTCTTCTTACTACTTCATCATAATTATTTACTACGCCATAAAGATTGACCTGAAATGTATTTTTTGCTGTATTTTCTATGAACTTTGTTTCTACGCCACTCAAAGCTTCTATGATCTTTTCAAACCTTGTAGGGTTTAAAGGCTTTTTTACCCTCATTTGCGAAATCTGTGCTCTCCTCTGCTCTATCGTCTGATCCGGAAGTGGTGTTATTCCATATTCTTTTTCCCATATAGAAAGCCCCCACGTAGCACGATTCACAAATATCTGGTCGATTATGTCTTCACATATTGTTTTTACATCGTCTAACTCCAATCCGATTACTTGGAACAGCCAAAGTCCGATTCTTGATTTTCCATAAACCGGCGATACATAGTCAATCATTTGTTTTGCACTTTTACTCGTCAGGATTTGCTCCATAAGGTCTGTTTTATACCACATAGTATTATCCCTCCGTTATTTTCACTGTTCCAAGAACTGGCATTTGACCAGATTCAAGATCTACATTTTTTGACGCTCCATTGATTTGTACACTGTCATAATCATAGACACCTGATACAGCCCCAAGGATACTGTTGATCGCTGATATTCTAACCGCACTATCATTTGATGAAACATTTAGCAAATATGTCTGAAATGCGGTTTTAAAATCATTCTGCACATTGCCAATTTCTGCTTCTCTCAAATAAACAACAGCTGATATATTAACTATTACTGTCTCCGGAGCACTTATCTCTAAAACTGCATTTGGCGGTGCTAAACGATCTGCTTCACTGTCTGGACGCATGATATAATTATATACAGCATCTTGAATCTGCTTCGATGCTGGTACTCCGTTCTGATCCATTAAGATGATCTTGATTGTTCCAGAGTCATCCTTTGCTGGTATCACAGTAACTGCACCAACACCGGGAACTGACAATGCCCATCGTTTATAGTCTGCCACATTCCCAACATAGGAAATGTCATGGCTTCGATCATACTCAACGATTCGTTCTCTTAAAGTATCATCATCCTCTTCATCCAAACCTCCTGTTACAGCTTCCTCATTTGTAACAGAAATTATTTCATCGAGCAGTTCCCCTGTCTCATCTCCAGTATGTAATACGATCGTATTTACTCCAACATTGCTTGCAGATCCTCCTTCTGCTGCTTCAATTGTAATCTTTGCATTTCCAAGAGAATCGACCGTAACTTCCTCAGTCGTTACAAAATCTATCGTATTCCCTTCGTCATCTGCTTCTGTAGAAAAACCATATCCTAAAGGAATAACAAGACCAGCTTTTGCCGTAACAGTAACATATCCTGAAGCATTTACCGATTCCCTTCGTACAAGACCTCTTCCATCAGCATGGTAATCCAATATATAAGACTCTTCACAAGTCGCCGGCGAAAGACTTTTCAATACTTCCACAAGCACGTATTCTTTTAGCTCTGCTATTTCAATCGCTGTTGGACGTGTAAAATCCCAAGGAAAACCGCCCTCTGATTTATCAATATCTTCTGGAAGGTTACCAAGCATTTTTTCATGAATTTCTTCTTCACTCGAATTGTTCAAGAAATCTGGCAATTCTAGTTCTTCTGCTTCCAATGCCATATTAGACCACCCCACTTTCAAATTGTGTCTGTATTTCTATATCTCCATCAATGCCCTGCACCTGTACTGTTACAAGACAATCATCTGCTGCCCATTCAAAAGTAATATTTCCAACATACAGAGTCCTCTCTGACGGATCAGCCATTAACGCTTCTTCTATCTCCCTCTGCAAGATGCTTTCTGCTTCTTCTCTACTGTCAGCTTTTAATGCACTTTCATAGTCAATCCCTATATCCGTAGAATATCCCTCATGTGCATATCGTTGTGTCATTAATGTTTTCTGACACCACTGCATCCAAGCTTCAAATCCCGAGGCTTCTTTTAATTTTCCATCGTGATTTACGACAAAGTCTCCAGTATCAAAATCAAAAAAGATGCTGGGTTTATAACCTGCATCTTCCTCTTCTTCTGTATTTTCTTC